CTACGGCGCTTGCGACTGGCTTAGATGTCGTGCGCTCGGGCTTGGTGGGTCGAGGTGTCCGCGCTGCCACTGCGGGCTCGAATGCCTCGCAGTGTGCCGGGTCAAAAGGTCAATTTTTTAAGCAAATGCTTATTGCATTGGCGCGTTCGTACCGTAGCGCTTGTCGTAGATGGCCTTCACCTGAGCGCTGACCATGGCGTGCTGCGGGTGTTTCGGGTTGCGATACGCTTCACTAGACATCAAGGTTTCAGGGTCTTGAGCCGGTGCAGTTGCCGCACCAGATGGCGGGCGATCCTCGCGGAAGCTCTTACCCATGGCCGCGGCGAACTGGATGAAATCGGGGTCAGTGCCGAACTTCTCATGTAGGCGATCATGCAAGGCTGGTGGCGCGGCTTGGAATGCGCGCTGCGCATCGTTCATGTTCGCTTCAAACTCGGGCTTGGACTGCCACACAGCTTGCAGCTGTCCCCGTGCTTCGTCGGCTGATACCTTGGCCGCAGAGTTGAGCAGGCTGGGCACCATGTCGTAATACCTGCCCATGACAAGATCGAATTGGGACTGTGTGAGGCCGGCCTTATGTGCTTCTGCACGAAAGGAGTTTGTCGCCTCCTCGTCCACTGGCATGTCTTTCAGCGTTTCGGGCAGCGTGAGCTTGTAGTCTTCGGGCTTGGCTGGCGGCAAGTCACCAGAGCCAATGCGCTTTGCTGCGTGTGTGTAGCCCTCTGCCAACTTCTGAGAGCTTGCAGTAAGGTCTAGCTTGCCATCAGCGCCGAGCACGCGGTATTTCTCGGGCAGCCACTCGGGAGCGCCTTCAATCGTTGCAGCGTCAGGAGCTGGAGAAGGTGCAGGCGGTGTGCCAGGCGCGGGCGAAGGCGATGGAGCTGGCGACTTAAAAAGAGATTCGGCAGCAGGCGCAGGGCTAGGAGCTGGCGCGGCTGGTGCTGGGCTTGGAGCCGGTGCGCTTGGTGCTGGCGTTGCAGCGGGTGCAGGGGCGGGAGTTGGTGCGGGTGCAGGTGCAGTGCTCATAGTGGTCTTTCGTCCGGCTCGGGTGGTAATTCGTCCGGCACGCCGCGAGCGCGGTTGCAGCGCGTGACGATGTAATCCAGTACTTCCCGGTGAGCAGCGCCACGGTAGGTTTTGAGCACGGCATCAATGCCGCCATCGGTATGAACTTTTGCGCCAGCGTTGAAGCGCGTCAGCAGGTTCTCGAAAACCTCAGCGCCGCGCTTGTCGGTTTCAAAGATGTCTAGGAATAGCTGATCGAGGCGGGCTTGTTCGCCTTCTGCGTCCGGGTTACGCCGCATTAGCCACCCGCTGCGCCATTGCATCCTGCATGCCCATCTGACCTTCAGCGGCCACGGCTTGCTGCTGTGCATCGGCCTGAGCCTTGGCGCGAGCTTCGCGGATGTCGGTCACTTTGCGCTCGTCGCGGATCAGCTTGGTTTTGATGCCCAGCAAGTCGGCACGCTCACGCATTGCGCCCTCACCGTCATAAACGTCCAAGATCGACGGGTCAACCTGCGCAGCCAAACCGAGGGCTTGCTCGTAGCGATCCATGGCCGAAACGTCCTCAAGGCGCTGGCTGCGAGCCAATGGGGAAAGGTAGCGAACGGTGAAATTGCGGTTCACCAGAGACTCGGGAGGCTTGCCAATCAGGGCAAAGCCGCTCAGGTTGTTGGCGCGCCAAGTGATCCCAAACGTCCGCTCAATCAGCGGCTGCAAGAACTCGGACTGAAAGCGCGAGAACATCGGGCCCAGTATCTTGCGCATGGTTTCAACGCGGATGCTCCACTCGTAAGCGGTTTTGACTGGGCCATCAGCAGGCGGTAATTGATCGGCCAAGAGCATTTTTCGGATGCTGCCTTGTAGGCGCTCTGCCTTCATTTCGCCAAACTCCAGCTTGGCTCCAGTGTTCAAGGGTTCGATGCTGTTGATGTCGGCAACCGGGAGCAGCTTGCGCGGGCCCATTCGAATGTTTCGGATGTTGGTCACGCCGTCGTCCACGACTTTAAGCATGGGGGTGATAGTTGTCTCAGCGCCCAGCAGCGTGAGATAGGCGACTTGGTTCAGGGTGCGCACATCAGCCAGAGCGTCAGACATAGGGCCAGTTGCATAGGCCGAACCGGGCAAGCGAGCCCAGCGCGGAACCATGCAAGGAAACTCGTGATAACCACCCTCTCGCAGCAAGTGATCGCCGTTGCTTTCGATGTGCAGGCTTTGAAATGGCAAATTGAGCTTGTCGCTCTTGCTTGAGTCGTAGCCCCCGCGAGGCTCGATGCAATGCAGAATTTCGACTTTCTCGTCCAGCTTTCCAGCCGCGTACATATCGCGCACCTTCTGGCTTACTTTGTCCTCGCCGTACTCAGCTACGAGCTGCGAAACGCTCAGGCTAAACTTGCGGTAAACGGTGTCGATTCGTTTTGCATTGGATGTGCTCGCGATGTAGCACTCACCCAGCGCCCACAGCTCGAAATGATAGCCGCCGCCCTCTGCTTCGTCTTCGTAGAGCACGAACCAGCCCGAGGCCATGTTGTCGATCAGCGCGTCGAATGCCTCAGCGTCGAAGTTGGAGCTGTGCAGGTTTTCCCACATAAAGCGGGCAACGTCATCGATAAAGCGCTTTTCCTCGTCGGTGCTGCTCTCGCCGATGTCAAGGCCGAACCACTGCGCATTGCTTGGCACCATGGCACCCATGAGCGAGGCTGAGCCAACGCGGCAAGAATCGCGCGCCGTGCTGTCGTAGATGATGGCCTTGCGTGATTGCGAGTCAGTCGCGCCGATGATCTGAGACTGCAACCCATGCGCCCGCTCGGGGTAAGTCATGTCGTAGCAATCTTTCCAGACTTGCTCATGAAGCTGGCGAGCAGCAACCATCTGCGTCATGCGGCGCTTGACGTGTTGCGCTTTATTCATGTGGGCTAAACCCCGAGAGTGGCGCGGCCAGCATCGCCCGCGCCCGTGAACAGTGAGTTGTCTTTGAGTGCTTTGCGTTGCAAGATCGTGCGGCTTTGCGCCGATTGCGCGGCCTTGGTTTCAGCGTCAGCTCGCTCCTTGGTAACGGCATCGGCTTGCGCTTTAGCATCTTTTCGGGCTTTGCTCCCGTCAATTGCGCCCTTGACCGACGAAGCCGCGCCCAGTCCCGCGAGAATGGCTGAAAAGCACATGGAGCTCAATCCTTGATGATGGCTGCAGCTGGAACGCCGTAATTCGACGGGACAACATACCCCTGCTTGGAAAGCGTCATGGTCGTAATCGTGTTTGGATCAATGTCTTTTTGGTCGGGCAGTTCAGCGGCTGGGTTGCCCGGCACGGACTGAGCTACGCGCTGAGCCGCGAGAGCTTGCGCCACGCCTTGCGCAATGGCCGCTTGAAGCTGAGCATTGCTGATGGTCAGTAACTGCTCGGGATCGCTTGCGCCAGCACCTGCGCCATCTTGCCCGGTGTCCTCGGTCACATCGCCCGGAGTTTTCACGGACTTGCTGGAGGCTGCGGGCTTGCTGGAGGCTGCGGACATGATCGACCTTTCGGGGTGGGTTGAAGCGGTAAACGGGCTGATTCTGAGCTTTTGAAGGGGCGAAAATTTGAGCAAATCAACGCCAGCGCTTCATTTCGCTGATCGTCGGCTCGCGTTTCTTGCGCGGTATTTCGCTGCGATCCTTGCCCATGACCTTGCACCAGAGCTCGATCAACGCCTCGCCGTCCTCGTGCTTCGGACTGTGCGCCGGCTGGTTGCGCAGGTTCGGGATGTAGGCCTTCGTTCGGCCAAGCATGCGCGAAAGCTGGCGCGTGGTGTACTTGCCATTGACGGCAAGATCGGTGATCACTTGCCACCAATCCACGACCAGCGTTTTCGCGACGATGATCATGCCAGCTTGACCTTTGCCCAGTGCGCAATGAGCACCGCCTCTGCGCGGTTGTGATCCTTCTTTCGAGCCACGGGTGCAGCCGGGTACAAGCGCAATGCAGCCTCACGGCTACCGTCTTTGTCTTTGCTCAGTCCGAAGAGCTTTTTCCACTCACTGGGCGCTACAAATTTGGTAGCGTTGCATCTAAGCGATACGAGAGAGCGAACTACACCCACAGTGTCAAACTGCGCCGCAATCGTCTGCGCTGGCAGGCTGGGCATGGCAATCGGGCGCTCGATCACAGCTGTGACGTGCTCGTAGGCGAAGTCATGCGTGATGCGCCATTCCATCAGCATTTCGTCGAATGTCACCGCGTCAATCTGGCGCTTCATTGAGCCAGTGATCAGGCCGTTTGATTCGGTAGGCAAGTCCACGCAGGCCAGAAGCCCACGCTCGCTGCACAGCAAAGCCATTGCACCTGTTAGGCCGGGATCAATTCCGATGTAAAAGCTCATGATGCAAGCCCTCTGCCAGTGGTTGAATCCACCCAAAAATCACACAGACCGTTGCTATGGTTTTTGAAGTTGTACTTCATGCAGCGAGTAAAAATGTAGCGCCCTTCCCTCTGCTGGTAGTGATGCTCACAGGTCTTGCATCGCGGTGTCTCCACCTCGAAATTGATCATGCGAATGACCGCCAGCGTTGCCTCGGTTTTGAGTTTTGACATTACGCAGTCACCTTGCAAATTCTGAAGTTAACGCCGCCAAGCGGCACGATCTGACCTTTGGAAAAAACGAGATTTGCCCGAGGCAAGCAGAGGTACTTCCCCGCAATCTCCACGCGAATCGCCTTCCAGTTGCCACGGCCAGCGGGTTTGAGGGTCAGGATCACAGCGCAGCCCCCCGAGTTGCTTGCCGAGCTCGATTACTCGGTACTTGGTGATCCGCTGGCCAATCGAGGAACAGCGTGTTCTCGCCGATGTAGCGCAGGTCAACATCACCGGGCTCGCCGTCGCGCAGCTTGGCCACGCGCACCTTCGCGTA